GCTAAGAACTTTACTGATAAGTCTGTTTTTGGTTGGTACGACATGAAGGAGTATGGTAGAAATAATACGGATAACAGCTTTGAAGTTATACTTTGGACTAACGATACCTTTGAATATAGGTATGGAGATTTAAATATCACCAACCACGATGTATTAATTGGAGAACAAGGAAGTGCAACTGAAACATATACGTACCTTTTTCACGATGAATGTAACACAGGTACAACTAATGTTGCAGGTACATGTGTTAACACTAATTGGAATGGTACAGCTAGTAATACTTTATTAGAAGATGGTGGTAGTTTATACGGAGAAGGTAGTGGGAATGCTTTAGATTGTAGTGATCCTTTAAATAATGCTAGTTGTTCAGGATATGCAGCAGCTTATTTAGCACAGCAATGTGGTTTGGATTCATTACACAGCACTTCATGTCCTTTATATTGGGAAGCTTATGATGATCAACAATGTGATGAAGACCCTCAGTATGCTCCGTTCTGTGCCGGATATACACAAGAAGCTTCAGTAGCTTTCTTTGATGATACTAACGTAGACTATGGGTATGAAGAAGAATTTGACTATGGGTACGAAGACGAGTATACTACGGATAGTTATGGTATAACAGAAGAGTTTATTTGGGAAGATGATTACGGATACGAAGAAGATATTTGGTTTGAAGAAGATTACGCATGGGTTGAGGAAGAGATTTGGTTTGAAGAAGAATTACTTTGGGAAGACTCATATATAGAAACTATAGATGTAATCGAATTTACCGACATATACTCTATAGAAGAAGAGTTTGTATTTTATGAAGAACAATATGAACCTATTCAACATCTAGATATATTTGATGCTGAAGACTTAACAGAACTATACGAATTTGAAACAATAATAAGAGAGGAGTTACCTTATGAAGAAGAAGAAAACTACTTGGCTTTCGAAAACTTGGAAGAACTTGAAGAGTGGTTCGAAGAAGAGATGGACGAAATTCAAGAAGAAGCTGAAGGCATGGAAGAAGAAACTGAAGAGTTATATGCCGAAGCCGAAGAAGAAATCTTTGAAGAAGAAGCCGTTGAAGAAATCTACGAAGACTTAGAAGAGGAGTGGGTAGCCGAAGCCGAAGAAGAAACACTTCTAGAAGAGTTAGAAGAGTCAGATGTTGTTGGTTTGTTGGCAGACAGAGAGGAAGGAAGCTCGATGAACATGGAGACAGCCCTCAACGTAGTAGCTAATACAGTACAGGCTGCTACTAATAGTGTGAGTGGTACGACAGCAGGCATGTCTGTTCATGCAACAGGAAACACACGAGCATCAGGAGGAGCTTCATCTTATGGAGGATCGTCAAGTGGAGGAGGAAGTTCAGGAGTAGCTAGTGCTGTAGCATCATCATCAAGTGGTAGTAGCTTTAGCACCAGTAGTTCTCCTAGTATATCAGATCAGATAACTGCTGCATCTGTACAAACTAATACGATTTTATCTATGAGTGCAGATACAGGTTCAGTAAGTAATGTAAGCACAACATCTTCACCAATGCCTACAACTGAAACAACTGTTGAAGTTGTTGTAGTTGAGACACAGATACAAGACATGCAAGGTCAAATAGACACAGCCATGTCTGAAGTTAGTACACCTTCTGAAGCTGATCAAGTTGCTGATCAAATTGTAGCACAGAATTTACAAGCACAACAAGAACAAGCACAGGCTTCTCAAGATACAACAGGAGAGTATAGTGATCAGTCGGTATTTGTAGCTTACTTAGGATACAACGCAGGATTTACAGACTACTACGGAAGAGATATACCAAAACAAAATGATTGGTATGAGCCAAGAGCTATCTATACTGATGTAATAATAAATGACAATATTAATGCTTTTTATAAACTAGCAGGAGATAATTTGAATACTTTAACTACCATGAAAGCTTTGCAACCTGAGTTGAGGGATGGAGTTTTTTAATCAATTAATAGAATTTTGTCAAGCCGAACCATATTGGGCATTGACATTTTTCGTATGTGGCTATATAATAGGTATATTATATATATAATGGAGAAAAATAATGGAATGGTTTGAAAATAAAACTACACAACTAATAGCTTTGGTAGGTATCGTTGGTACTCTAGCAGGCTTTGGATATACGGGGGCCACCTATGTGAATAGATTAGAAAATCTTGAAGCACAGATAGGTGGTATTGATGATACTGAAAACGCTCAACAAATAATAGAAGAAAGATTTGCATCTATTGAAACATCTGTTGAGTACATAAACAAAAGTATTGATGAAGGTATCAATCCTTCTTTAAAAACTATTGCTCAAACATCTAATGGAATGAGTCAAGACATAGTTGCTTTAGAAGCTGAAGTTAAATTTATTCAAGATGAGATTGACAAAATTTTAGACGAAAATAAAAATCCGTTGTCAAACTAAAGTGCTCTCCCTTCTCGTTGTAGATACTCGTGAAGAGGGTCTAACTTACTCTTAGCTCTTTGAATTAAAGTTGATAAGAGTAACGCCTCTTCTTTTTTAAAGAATCTTTTAATATCTTGTTCAGATATATATTTTAATTCAGTAATAATCTGATTTTTAGAATCTAGTACAAGTTTAAAACTTACTAGATTTGCCTCTGTTTTAGACTTCCTTGTTGCCATGTTCTATCTCCGTAAATGTAATTGTTTCTTGTTTACCTCTAAGTCCTGCTTTCATATAAGCAGTTGCTCTACCTTCAAAGAAGTTTTGGTGTTCAACACCTAACACTTCATCTAGCCACCCTAAAGGATTATCTTTTTGTTTATAGTTAGGCTTTAATCCTAACTGTAGTAATCTCCTGTCAGCTATGTATCTATTGTAAGCATACATATCTTTTTTCGTAAGTCCTTGCATATCTCCCATCTCAAATACAAGATCAAGGAACTTATCTTCTAACTCTACCATTTCTCTACATATTTGATAGAGTTCTTTCTTAAAAGAATCAGTCCATATTTCAGGATTCTCTTGAATAAATTGTTTAAAGAGTTTAGTCATTGATTCTACATGAAGGCTCTCGTCCTTAATAGAGTACGTAACTATCTGTCCCATACCTTTCATCTTACCAAAGCGGGGGAAGTTTAGTAAGATAGCAAAACTACTAAAGAGCTGTAAGCCTTCTGTAAATGCTGAATAGACTGCTAGAGTTTTTGCTATTTCCTGCTTGTTTGTTTTAGTAGGTTTAAAACCTGCAACATAATCATGCTTGTTAGCCATTTCTTCGTATTCAGCAAAGGCTTTATATTCTATATCAGGCATACCTACTGTATCTAAAAGTAAACTGTAAGCATGTTGATGTATTGATTCCATATTTGCAAAGGCAGTCATCATCATTCTAGCTTCAGGTTTCTTAAATATTCTCATATACTTATCAACATAACCTGAACCAACATCTACATCTGATTGAGTAAACAATCTAAATATCTGTGTTAATAAATTCTTTTCTTCATCACTAAGCTCCTGCCAATCTTTTACATCCGTATGTAGTGGTACTGATTCAGGAAGCCAATGCATTTGATTTTGTTCGACATATTTATCAAACATCCAAGCATCATCAAATGGTTTATAGTAATCTCTATTATCCAATAGACTCATTTTTTTTCTCCAATTGTTCGGCATACTTTTGAAGTAGCCATTCGTTATAAGTTTTAATATATTCTTCTTCAGTTAATTTTATTGCACCAAAGGCTGAGTTCTCGTCACAATGGTCTAACCACATACGACTGCAAAAACTTCTAAAATTATTTGCCATTAGAAATTATTCTGTAATGATTTAAGTTTCTCTTCGGCAGCAGTTAGTTTATCCATTAAACTATCCATCGAAGTAATTAATTCAGGGTGTTCTGCTACACCTACTGAGGTTGAGAAGTAAACATATAGCTCTGCTTTAGCTACAGCTACCTGTCCTTCGTACAGTTTTGTAAGTGCATCATACTTACTTTCATATAAGGTATCACCTTCATTTAGTGTCTTCATCTTCTTCTCCTTTGGGTTTGACATCCCAACAATTTAAATTAGCAGCTACAGTTCTTCTCTCTCCTTCCCCAAAGAAAGGATAGACCATGTGCTGTAACCACGAAGGAAACATAAGTTGCTTCCCTACCACAGGTTGAATTGTACATGACTGTGGTGGTCTTAATCTCTGAGTATTCATAATCTCATTACGTCCATAAACAAATGCTAAGAATCCATCACATGCTCCTGAATCATTATACAAAGAAAAGTCTTGAGGAGTTTTACCATCACCTTTCTTACCAATCTGTTCAGGCACTTTAGTCCATGTTGTTGTAGATATACCAGTTAAAGTTTGAGTACCATGATCATGTATAGGATTGTAGTCTCCTTCATAACTGTGAACTGACCACAGCTCGTCTATATCTATCATCTTATTTTTATGGTAGTGTCCTGTTATATTACCAAAAGCTTTTAGGTAGGTTACTCCCATATTTGTAATAAATTGGTAGTAATCTTTTAATAGGTCATGCTTGTGATCCATCAATAGCTGTTCTCCCTGATGAATCTGTCCTACTAAAGTATGAGCAAGTGATTTCTTTTCTGCTGTTTCTTTATATTCATCTAAGTACTCATTTAAATCATTAATTAATTTGTCAGGAAGAGTAGCCTCTAACATCACAACGGCAGGTAGATTATGTACTTGTAAATTTAATTCGTCTGTATTTAATTCCATAGTATTATCCTTCACAGCTTAAACATTCAACATCTTCTAAGTTAATTCTTGGTATCTTTATATTAACATTCTCAGCATTACGAGCCGAGTTAGATCGAAAGTAATATAAAGATTTTAATTTATTCATAGCATACCAATGAACATCGTTTACATACTGTAAGTATTCATCGTGTACCTCTTGTGATTCGGTAGCCTTTGGCATAGTAAAGAAAAGATTTACACTCTGACTCTGACAAATATATTCTTGTCTCATGTGTGCGTGTTCAACTAAATATATTTGATTTATTTCGGGTGCAGTTTTAAATAATTCTTTTTCTTTATCTGTAAGAATTTCTAAAGCTTGAACAGAGCCATTGTTACCTGTAATTTCTTTCCATATTTTTTCTCTTTCTTCTAAACTTAATCCTTTTTTCTTGAGAACTTTTTCCAAGTGTTTATTCTTAACTTGGTAAGAGCCGGAAAGAGTCTTGTGCGTATAAGAATTAGCACGATATGGTTCAATACTAGGGGAAGTGCCACCACATATAATACTGCTACTGGCATTAGGAGCAACAGCCAAGAGATGAGCGTTACGCTTATTGCTGCCGTGTACATCAGGAGCTTCACCACGTTCTTCCCCCAGATCTTTAGTAGCTTCTGTAGCTTTCGTTTTAATGTGTGAAAACATATTATGATTTGTGCTCGTTGCTCCCAAGCTTTGAAAAGGATATCCTTTACTTTGTAAATAGGAATGAAAACCCATTGCTCCAAGACCCAACGACCTTTCTCTATAAGCTGAATAGCCTGCTTTAACCAATCCTTCTTTTTCTTCTTTAACATATTTTTTAAACCTTTTAAAATTTGCACTATATCCTCCAAGTTTAGAGGTGTCCACTATAGCTTCAATAAAATGTTCTAGCACATTATCAAGCATAGTTATTAAGTCTGCTATAAAAGCTGAATCTTTCTTCCACTTATCAAAGTGTTCTAAATTTACACTTGATAAACAACATACAGCAGTTCTTTCTTCATTCGTAGGTAAAACTATCTCAGAGCAAAGATTACTTTGATTAATTTTTAAACCTAAATCTTTTTGTTCTTGAGGAAGAAACTCATTACATCGGTCAATATTTACCATATAAGGTTCACCTGTTTCTGATCTTGCATTTAAAATTTGCCACCATAAATCTCTAGCACTTACAATCTTAACAGCTTCTCCAGTTTTAGGATCAATTAACCTCCATTCTTCGTCTTCTCTGACGGCTTCTAAGAATTCATTAGTAATATTAACAGCGTTGTGAAGATTTAAATTTTTTCTATGAATGTCTCCACCTGACTCTTTACGCATGTTAATAAACTCTTCAATTTCAGGATGGGAAATATCTGAGTAAGCTGCATAACTTCCTCGTCTTGTAGTGCCTTGATTAAAGGCAAGCATCTCTGCATCAACTACATGCATGAAAGGAATTGATCCAGTAGAACGACTTCCGTGCCTAGTATTAATACCATTACTCCTAATATCTCCCCAAAATCCACCGATGCCTCCACCTGAACTTGCGAGCCATATGTTTTCATCATAATGATCAGATAAACCACGCCTGCTATCAGGTACATAATTGAGAAAACAGCTAATGGGTAGACCACGAGTTGTTCCCCCGTTAGAAAGTATAGGAGTACTAAACATAAACCAACAATCGGAACTGTAGTCATAAAGCCTTTGGGCAAGACTGAAATCAGTTTCTCCTTTATACGTTGCCCCAAAGACTGAGGCTCTTGCGAATGCTTCTTGTGCATGTGTTTCATTCTCCCAAAAATATCTATCTTTTAATGTATCTAGACTAAACTTGTCTAGCTTCTTTTCTTTATCATAGTCTATAACTATTCCTAAGTAAGGCTTCTTGCCTATCTTATCTTCAATCATGTGTTTCTCCTAAATGATATCTTGTATCCTCTAAAGCTATAGCTATAATTGCATAATGTATTATTTTAAGTAAGTCTAATTCAGGATCACCATCTTTTTTCTTACCACACCTCATAGCATACTTCATAATGTTACCCATACAAAAACCTTTACCATGTCCTGCATCTATAATCATATCAGTTGCTTGATACTTACCTTGTGCATAGTGTCTGTCGTATGTTCCATCTATATACCTTTCTATCTGTTGTAGTATATTATCTTCATTAAATTTATAACTCACTACTTACCTCCTTTACTAAAGTCACTCTTAGACTTAGATGAATTAGTGTAAAGACCAAACCAAGCAGCTCCTGCACCAACAACAATAGATATTAAACCTGACTGTTCAAATGATGGATCAGGTAAATCCATAAACCAAAAGGTCGTATAGTATAGAAGATATACATACACACCTAAGAATGCTCTTGGAATAATCCTCCAACTATCAACTGCTTCTGCAATAAATATTAATTTCTGATAAGGGTTATCATTCTTCTCATCTTCTAACTCTCTTATCCTATCTTTCAATGCGGACTTTTCTTGTAGAAGTTCCATAAATTTATTAAGATCAATCTCGACCTCATTCCTATCCATATCTCCACCAAACCTTCCTGGTGGATAATTTTCATTACTCATATTATTTCTCCTTTAATGTATAACTTCATCTGTAGGTATCCCTGTTAAACGATACTCTAGTTCTGCTTCTGATAACTCTACTAACTTTCTAATAACATCGGTATCGACCTCTTCTAATGTATGTCCTGAGAAGAAGAAGCTTCCTGTTACTAGAATTAATTCTTCTAAGTCTATAACTACAAGATCAATATGTTTAGGCATGTTCTAAATCTTGTACAGTTATACTTGTTATTGTTCTATCTTTTTTTAATAGTTTCTTAATTCCTTGTTCAAACCAACGTAAAGTATATGAAGAAACTCTAAGATGTTGATTAGCATAGATGTGAGTTTGTTGAGGTACATACTGATCTAGGTTTTTAAGCGTAACTTTCTTTGCTTCATCCTCATCTACTACACTCTTTATCCAATCAAGCATTAACTCTTTTGCGTGTCTTCTTATTCTTTTTGCCTTTTGTCCATTCATTAGTTAGTTCCTGTACTTTGGGTTCTTTAACCACAGTTGTAAAATAGGCCAAGCCTTTAGCGTATTGGAATATACGTAGACCTTTACCTTTGTTTGTATCTTTATGACATTCGTACTTATGCTTACAGTAAAAACATTCACGGGGTAGCT